TTGATGATACTATTGATACAATATCAAAAGAAGTTGAAGAAGCAATAGCAGCAGATAGAACTTTAGATGGATTAGCTAAAGATTGCTATTTAGAATCAACAGAAATAGAGTTTAATGGTGAAGGTGAGAAACCACTAGGATATGTGAGTTTAACCTTCTTAGCAAATTATTACGTTCAGGAAACTAACCCTGACGTAGCAGTATAGGAGACAATTATGAAAATGATTAGTCCTGATGGAAAAGTTTCTATAAAAGCTCATCCTTCTAAGGTTGAGTCTTTATTGAATATGGGTTGGAAAGAGGAAGCAGTCCATTCGCAAGATAAAATTAAATCTTCTTCTAAGAAAAAGTCGAAAGACGAGGTAGAAAATGGCGACACATAAAGGAAGTGAAGGAACTGTAAAAGTCGGTTCTAATGCTGTAGCTGAAATAAGATCATACTCACTTGAGGAAACTGCTGATACTTTAGAAGATACTTCAATGGGTGATTCTGCTAGAACCTATAAATCATCATTGACTTCTTTCTCAGGAAGTATAGATGTATTTTGGGATGAGACTGATACAAGTGGTCAAGGTGCATTAACTATTGGATCAGAAGTAACTCTAAATGTATATCCTGAAGGAGATACAGCAGGTGATACTTATTACAGTGGTTCAGCTATTGTTACTGGTGTAACAAGAAATGCATCATTTGATGGATTGGTTGAAGCAAGTGTTTCAGTACAAGGTACTGGTGCATTAACATCAACAACAGTATAAGAAAATGTCAGCAATAGATAACGCAAAGAAGCATTTTGATAACCTAGAAACTAAAATTATAGAAGTCCCTGAATGGGGTGAGGATGAAAATAATCCACTTAAGATTTATTGTAAACCAATAACTCTTTCAGAGACTTCTAAATTTATGAAACTGGCTCAAGATGATGACGTACAGCTTTTGGCTTATGTTTTAATTTATAAAGCATTAGATGAAGCTGGAGAAAAGTTATTTACCATCGCTGATAAGAAAACCTTATTGGAGAGGGTTGATAGAGATGTATTAATAAGAGTTTCTAGCGAAATGATGAACAATGTTTCGCAGGAAGAAGTTAAAAAAAAGTAATTGAAGATAAGCAGCTATACATAAAATATGCTTTAGCTGAAAAACTTAATAAGACTTTAGCTGAAATTGAACAGATGACAGTTGAGGAGTTTCAAGGATGGTTGGCTTATCTTGAGATAAAGGAAGAAAGAAATGGCAGCTCTAACTAAATCAGATATTCATTTTAATTTTATTGGAAATGATAAATCTGCTAAAGCAGTTAATAGTTTTAAGAAAAATATTAATAGTACAAATCAGGCTTTGGCTAGTCTGAGAAATACTATTGTTGCTGCTTTTAGTGTTAGAGAAATAGTTAATGCTGCTAACGTGATGATAGGCGTAGAAAATAGAATGAACGCCTTGACTGGTAGTGCAGAAGAAACAGCAAAAGCTATGGATCACATGAGAAGGATAGCCATTGAATCAAGGTCTGATTTTGATGCTGTTGCTATGTTATTCACAAGACTTTCTTTAGCTACAGAACATCTTGGAGCAACTCAAGATGATGTAGCAAAAGCTACTCAAATGGTAGCTAATACTTTTATCATTGCTGGTTCTCATGCTCAAGAGGCAAATAACTCTGCTAGACAGTTAGCACAGGGTTTAGCTTCAGGTGCTTTAAGAGGTGACGAGCTTAGATCGGTAATGGAAAATAACACGATTCTTACTAAAATGTTAGCCGATGGTTTAGATATGACTGTTGGTGAACTTAGAGAATTTGGTCATGCTGGTAAACTAACAGCAGAAACTGTAATGCCAATTCTTATTGCAGGTATTGATGAAACTAATAATCTAATTAAAGATATGCCTATGACTTTAGGTCAGGCTGGTGTGGCTTTAAGAAACAACTTCCAATTTATAATTGGTGATGTTCAAAAAGCTACTGGTGGTTTTTCAGGATTTGCTGCTGTAGTAAATAAATTTGCAGAAAATTTAGATGTAATATTAATTCCAGCAATTACAGCAACAGCAGTAGCAATTAATACTACCCTTATTCCAGCATTGAAAAAAATGGCAGTCTTAATAGCTGCAAATCCACTTGGAGCATTGATTATTGGTATAACTGCTGCAATCTCTGCTGTTTATATATTTAGAAATGAAATAGTTGGAGTTTTTCAAGAAGTGTTTATGAGGATGCTTCCAAATACTATTGATCGTTTTTTAATTAAATTCAAAGAATTTCAAAAAATATTTAGCTTTAAGAAAAAAGATCAAGAGTTAGATGCTGAAATAGCTGCTTTAGGTGCAAGAATAGAAAAAAGAACTAATAAAGTTTTTGACGAAATAAAAGTTCCTTCTCTTATGGATTTATTGCTAGGTAGAGACCCAAATGCAGAGACTGGAGATGGTACAACTGGTTTTACTCCATTAACAGCATTAGAACAATTCTTAATGGATGCAGAAAGAGGTTATAAAGATTTCTTTACTAATATCAAAACCATGCAAGAAGAAATGCAAGGCGTATTTAAAAAGTCATACGATGGGGTGACTCAATTGACTATGGATTTCTTAGAAAAAGGAAAAGCATCATTTAAAGATTATGCTACATCCATAGTAAGAGAATTAATTAGAATAGCAGTTCAAAAATTAGTTATAGATAAAATGTTTGCATCAATTGGTGGAATGTTTAAGCCGAAAATAGACACATCATCTTTAAATATTCCCACAACCATACCTTCAGGAGATGGTGGTGGTTTTACAGGATTTGGTGCAAGAGCAGGCGGTGTAGATGGTAAAGGCGGATTCCCAGCTATATTACATCCTAATGAAACTGTTATAGATCATACCAAAGGACAAGGTATGGGAGCTACAGTAAACTTTAATATATCAACAGTAGATGCTGCTGGATTTGACCAGTTGCTAGCATCAAGAAAAGGATTGATAACATCAATCATAAATAATGCCATGAATAATCAAGGCAAAATGGGGATAGTGTAATGGCAGGTCAATTTCCAACAGACCCTAATTTTAGAACTTTAAATTTTAAAGATAATAGACCTACATTATTGAATCAAACAATATCAGGTAGAAAACAAGTCAGACAAATAGGTAGTCAATATTTTTCTTTTACAGTGCAAATGCCACCTTTACAACAAGAAAAGGCTCAAGAGATATTTGCATTTTTACAAAAACAAAAAGGGTCTTTTGAAAATTTTACAATAGCTGCACCCTTAGATAATTTAGGTGCAAGCAAGTCAGAAACAGATATATTAGTAAATGGAGTTCATTCAGTTAGCGATAATACAATAGCTATGGATGGTTTTTCACAAACAACTGGTGCTTTAAAAGCAGGTGATTTAATTAAATTTGCCAATCATTCAAAAGTATATATGGTTGAATCAGATGTTAATGCTTCAGGCGGAGCAGCAACAGTAACCATTTCACCAAATCTTGTTTCTTCTCTAGCAGATAATGAAGCTGTTACTGTTAATAAACCTGAATTTACTGTATATCTTGAAAGTGATGAAATTATGTATTCAACAGATATAAGTGGTTTTTACAGCATTTCATTTGATGTTAGAGAGGTAATCACCTAATGCCTAGAAGTTTATCAGCAGGATTACAAACACAGGTTTCAGCAGATGCAACTAAGATTGCATTTTTAGTTGAATTAAATTTATCAACGACTATAAGACTTACAGATTATTATAGAAATGTTACTTATGATGCTAACTTATACGAAGCTGGTGGTTCATTTCTACAAGTGGCATCAACAACTGAAACTGGAAAATTAGAAGTTAATGAAATTGACTTGCAATTTTCTAATGTTACAGACCAAGTTAGGTCATTAGTACAAGATGGCTCTTTTACAAATAAATCAGTTGAAGTTTATATTGCTTATTTTGATACTGATGAAAACATAGTTGGTGCTATTAATTACTTTACAGGACAGATAAGAAATGTATCTATTTCTGAAACTATTGATTCATCTAATTTAGTTTTAACAGTTGCTTCACATTGGTCAAATTGGAATCTAACAAAGGGTAGACATTTTTCTGATGAATCACAACAAAACTTTAGTGCTGGTGATAAAGGATTAGAATACGCTACACAATCTAAAAAAGATATTAAATGGAGTAGTGACTAATGATTTTTGGTGCTATTTTTGGATTTTTTGCTAGTGTTGGTATAGGTACTGGTGTTGTAGCAGTTATTACAGGTGCTTTAACAGTTGCAACTTTTGCAGTAGGTATAAAGGGTTATCTGCAATTAAAAGACATGATGCAGCAAGGTCAATCTATTCTTGCTCAAAAAACTTCTGCTGGCGGTAAGATTCCTGTTATTTATGGTTCAAGAAGAGTTGGTAGTCAAGTAGTATTTATGGATACTGCTAATAATAACTCAAAACATTTATTTGTAGTTTATGCATTATCTGTTGGTGAAATAGAAAATATAGATGGTCGGTCTATAGAATTAGATGGTGCATCCATAACTGATTCTGCTAGATTTAGAGATGGTGGTTATATTGGTTCAGATAAAATAAGCTCAGGTAATGGCAGTTTGAACACAGCAGACCAAACAGGAGATTCTCCTAATATACAAGAATTAACAGCAGGTACTCTTGGCACAGACCCAACAGATAAATATAGGTTTGTATTAAATCTTCATCATGGTGATGCAACACAAACAGTAGACCCAATGCTTAATGCATCTATAGGTTCTAAGTGGACTACTGCACATAAATTAAATGGTATAGCTTATATAGCTGCTACTTTTAAATTTGATGCTCAAGGTAAAATATGGAGAGGAGTACCGCAGCTTACAGTAGAAGTACAAGGTAAAAAAGTTTTTGATCCAAGAGATTCAGGTCAAACATTTGGTACTCCTTCTACTTATGAATGGTCAGATAATCCAGCTTTAGCATTATTAGATTATATGACTAATGATGAATATGGTAAGGGTTTAGCTGAAGCACAAGTTAATTTATCTACATTTGAATCTGCTGCTGATTTAGCTGATGGTGCTAGAAATAATCCTGATTTTAATGGTTCTTATAGACAAATAGCTTGGAGTGGTAATACAGGAAATAGCTATGCTTATATTACAAGTTTTGCTG